AGTTCCACCAGTTCCTTGTGTAGAATTTCCTTTACCACCACCGCCACCTGCGTAAGTTACAGATGAACCAGTTATAGATGAAGCAGTCCCATTACCACCATTACCACCAGCATTAGTCCCAGCATTGCCACCTGCTGCACCAGCACCGCCTCCGCCACCTGATGCTCCACTAGCTGTTGCACCACCTGCATTACCTTGTCCAGATGTACCTGCACCTCCAGTGCCACCAACATTTCCACCACCTGCACCACCTCCAGAACCACCAGCAGCTCCATTTTGAAAAGAGACTGAAGAGCCACCACCACCTCCACCACCAATTGCAGTGGCAATAGAACCAAAAACAGAATTTGAACCACTAGACCCTGTACCTGTGCTTGGAGCAAAAGCACCACCAGCACCAACTGTAACTGAATATGTAGTACCAGATGTTAAGCTAGTTGTGCTTGTTAAATATCCACCAGCTCCACCACCACCACCATAATAATTTCCGCCACCACCGCCACCAGCAACTACCAAATAAGAAACTGTATAAATATTTCCTGCTGTACCTGCATTTACCCATCCACCTACAGTATTATATGCTTCTAGCTGACCTGTAGTTGTGTTATATCTTGTCATTCCATTTACAGGACTCGTTGGTCTTTGTGCTGTAGTTCCTGTAGGTATATATGCTCCACCTGTAGATGAATCAGCTAATACAGTAGTACCACTTGTAGCAGGTAAGGTAATCGTAGTTGTGCCTGATACTGCTGGAGACTCTAATGTAATTGATCCTGAAGTAGAACCGTTGAGGATTAGTTTAGCCATTAAATCATTCCTAATTTATTAGATTCTTGTTGTGCATTATATGCTGCAATCACTTCAGATGTATGTGCTACTCTGCATATATCTTGCACTTGTTGTTCTTGGTCTGAATAGTCTTGACTTGGAGCTATGCACCATCTATGGTAAGTTCTTGAAACTTCATTGCCATTGTCAGTAATAATAGTAGCTTGACGAACTTGCACAGTTCCATTTTCTACAACTTCAATTCTGTCTATTTTTGTTTGTTTATCTAATGACATTTTGTTTGCCCTGTTAAAATCTAATTAAACTAATATAATTTAGTTATACTACATAAAATCCTGAAAAAATAATTCTATTATTTATATTAACATTAGCTGCATTTCCAGCTCTTGCTACTCCAGCATTTGTATATATACTTATAGTTAATGCTCCTCCATCTATAATTAATATATCGCCTGCATTTGTATCAAAACTTCCTTGATATGCTATACAACAAGAACCAAAAGGAGCAGCTGCAGGTAAAAATGGCAAACCTCCAAAAGTAATTCCAGCTGCTGATGCAGTTGCTCCATTTGGGTCTATGTCTATTTCAATAAATACTATTCTTCCAATTTTTGTATATCTACCAGATTGGTTTGTATAACTTGTTGGTCCGCTAGAAAATCCACTTGCAAGAGTTGGAGTAAAAGTACCCTCTTCATAATCATCTAGCGTATTAGCATTTGCACTAGCACTTTGTGTAGCTGGGAATACAATTTGACCACCAGTAAGGTTAATAGTAGGTATTGTAGCTTGAGCTGCAAACGTAGCATTCTGTGCTGTATCTATAGTTAAAGCTGTAGTACCATTATTAGTTTGTAATACTAATGAACCACTATTATCAGGTTGTATTACTACACCATTAGTGGTAGTTGCATTTATAATTGTACTCATACTATCACCCATCTTGATGTTGAAGGCACAGTAACTGTTGCACCACCAGATATAGTAACATCTCCAGCTTCTACAGAGTTATATCCTGTAGGGAAAGTGTAAGATGTACCTATAGTTCCGTTATTAACATTAAGTCCGTTACTAGCTGCAAACTGTGGAGCATAAGCATCACCATTAGCATCTTGGTATGTAGCTTTTTCAGCAGGATAAGTGACAAATACATTCTTTGTACCTGCACTAAAGTTTACTAGAGAACCACTATTACTAGACTCTAATACAGTATCACGAGATAAAGTAGTGCCTGAAGATGTATAAGTACCTAGACCTACTTCCCATTCTGATCCACCTACAATAGCATAGTAAGTAGTATTACCGTTACCGATAACAGAGAATGATTGAAAGCCAGTAACTGCACCACCAAGCGTAAACGTACCTGTGCCTGTGGTAGTAGAACTTTCTTGTACTCTATCCTTGACGACTAACGCCATGAATTATCCTTAAGCTAAAGTAACTGAAAGATTACCAGATGAAATCTTAAAGATGTCACCAGTATCAATTGTTTTAGATGTATCTAAAGGTGTATGGTAAAGTAAGTTAGGTCCTGAAGTAGAATCATTAATACCAATCCAACCTACTGTTCCCCATGAACCAGTTGCTGTTGGGAATGTAACGTCAGCAGAGTTTGTTGTTACACCATTAACTGGTGATCCAAATGTAACTGCTGTTCTAGCATAAGAACCACCTGATACTTCTGTACCACTACCTGCGTCTGTAGGGTCTGAAGTCCATAGTGATACATAAACTGTTGCTGGTGATGTATATGTTGTTGCTCTTAGAGTTGCATTAATAAGTGCATTCTCTAAAAAGTTACTCATTTCTGCCATGATGTTTTTCCTTTATAAATTATCGTGGTGTTACACTTAATGTTGTGTATGAATAGGTTTGTCCAAGATCGCTTTTCTTGATGTTTGCAATTGCTCTATCATACAATGCTGACCATGTTGCAATTCTTGGATCATTGTATAAATATGGTTCTGCTTCTGCTAGAGTTGCGTAAAGTAAAGCGTCTGGGTAGTATGCTAAGAACAAGTTACTAGCTGTTGTGCTAGAAATAAATGTAGGTTGAGCATAGTATAAAATTTGAACTGTATATGATGTATCTTGGCTAGGTGCAAATTGGAACTCTGTACCTAACATAGTAAAGTAGTGTGAACGACCTGATAATGTTGTTTGACCATTACGGAAGAATAGATCAGGTGTTTGGAACTCTAATAGAATTGGAGGATTGCCTTGCAAGTGCATCTCTCTTAACTCTAAGAAATCAGATGGGAACGCTACTTTGTTATCACTTGGGCTAGTCGTTGCAACCTTTAACATTCTTTCTGTTCTTAAATCACGACTCATTCTTAACTGTGCCATCTGAACGAAGTCAGGTATAACACTTGTCAAGTCATTACGAGCTAAGTAGCTTTCTACTGTCGCTGTAAACGTGGTGTAGTTAGTTAATGCCATCTAATTGTCCTTTTAATCTTTCCCAGCATTTGTCCATTTCGTCTTTATGCCATTCAGCACTAGCTAATGAACGTAACCATTCAGTTCTATCTGGGTATTTTAAGTTTTCTATATCTTGAATTTTGTTTGAAATAGGTATCGCTGGACTATATTCTGAAACAATCACCGGAATACCATAAATACTTGCTTGTACATCTGCTACGCTACCAAAACTTACAACAACATGAGCATTTTTTACAGCTTGGTTAAAGTCACCTTCACCTTTACGCTTAACTATGATCTTGCGTTCTGTATATTTGCGTATTTCTTCTACAGTTTTATCTAACCAATCGTTTGCTTGATAGATATATGCTATTTTGTCAGCAGGTGGTAGTATAATTACATGTTCACCTGACCGATATTCTTTAGTTTCTGGTATTTCTCTATCTGAAGTACGCCAATCTGTGCAATGATAGTTATTTACGCAGAATCTAGCCCAATTTAAGTCTGTATTTCTGTTAAAATAACCATGATCTATAAGAATGTAGGGTATATTTTGCTTTCTACACTCCATTTGTATGTTATCAGCACCATGTAAATTGCCAACAACTACAGGAATAGACTTACCATCCCATTCTTTTGTTAAAGTACCCTTACAATGCGTTTGTAAGCGTTTTAAGACGTTATCTCTGCGTTCTATACCACTCAGTATTAACTGCATCTAAAACCTGTTCTACAGATATGTTTTTCGCTTTTAGAAGGCAATGGCTACATACGCTATGAAAAGTCCCACATGGCTCTGAACCGTCATGTATATTTCTATGGGTGTCATATCCTAAATGCCTCGGTGAAGTAAATCCTGTCCAAATAACTACAGATGGTATGCCTAAAGCTGCTGCTGCATGATGTAAACCACCGTCTGTTCCTACAAATAACTTTGCTTTGCTTAATACTTGTAATGCGTTTCTAAAGGTAGGTGTTTCTTGCCACCTTGTGTATTTAGGTGTAGATATATCACCTAATTGTAGCCATGGTAAATCATGTTTAAGTAATGCTTCCCATTTATCCCATGACTTATTAACTGTATGTAGATATGTCTTTTTAACATTAGGTTCTACTACAATGTAGTCACCTTTATCAAAACTATCTATCCACTTCTTTTCTTCGTGACTAAAGAATATCTCACCTACTTTAGGTTTATATTCGTCATTAAAGATAAGATGTTTACCATCTGAACCTTTGAGATAAGGTCTTTTACCAGGATAGTTTGCTACCCATACTACGTCTGTATCATCTTTAGTAGCTAATCTAGGATTGTTAGCAAAGATATGTGGATCAATAAACATTTGGTGACCATTGCCAAGTTTTACTTTCTTACCTGTGCTTTGGTTTGCTTCTTTGACTTCTGCTGAAGCCATGATCCAATCACCCA